TGGATTCCGCCGACATCTGCAAGCCAAGACGCTGGCGGCACGTTTGCGATTGACTACTGCGGCCCACTGTCTGCGACAGACACTCCTCCGTGGGAAAAAACGTGAGCGCCCCGGCTCTGGATCGCGGCCCCATGAAGCTTTCCGCTGACCAGCTTCAGACGCTCAGGCACATGCTCGGGATTGACGATCCACACATGCGTATCCCGAAACCGCACCGGGACTACTTCTGCGCCGATCCTAGCGACGGGAAGATGCTGGCATTGGTCTCGGCTGGTGCTGTTGAGAAGTACGCCGAGCAAGGGGGCTACCACTGGTTCCAGACGACCGATGCTGGCCGAGAAGCCGCGATGAAAAGCCACAAGTCAATTCGGCTTCCAAAGTCCCGCCGTGTGTACTCAAAGTTCCTCGACATTCGGGACTGCTTTCCGGACCTCACGTTTCAGGAGTTCCTCACCAATCCGAAGTTCTCAGAAACGAGGAGGTCGGCATGACTGGCGGCTCGACCCTGAACAGCGGCCATCTGGACGACCTGACGGCGACGATTCTGTGCGCGGAGGCGATGGGCCTGAAGGAAATGGCCGCTGTCACGGAAACGATGACGTATCGCGGCGAGGGCGCGATTTGGGCAAACGGTGGCATATACCGACCACTCAAGAACGACGCGCAGGCTATGGCGCTGGTCAAGCGGTTCGGGCTTCAGACGTCCAGACACGGTGATATTTGGCTTGCAGCATTCACGTTCAGCGAAGTATCAAATTTTGTCGGACACCACACAGAGGATGCAGACCTCAACCGCGCCATCGTCTACTGCGTGGCGAAGATGCAGAGCGCCCGTATACGCGAGGGGGCGAATCCCCATTCTATTAGCGAGGAGAAGTAATGGGAAAGATACTCACCGTTGAGCGCAGTTCGTTCTGGACAGGCTTCCGATTCTCGCTGAATTCTGGCGACGGGGAAGAACACAAAGGCTGCTCGGCAACTATCGCGCTGCTTGGCTACTACGTGAACATCAAGCTGCCGCCGATCCTGCGGCCGCACCGCCAGAAGGTGTTCGCGCTCTCGTGGGATGCCGCTACGGTCGCCCGCCTCGGGCGGAACTGGTACTGGGACTACACCGAGCGCCAGTACGGCTTCTACATCAGCGGCGGGTTCTTCAACGTCATGTTCGGGCGGCAATCGAACGACAGCGTGGACGAGCAGCGCTGGGGCTGTTTCATCCCGTGGCAGCAATGGCGCTTCGTGCGCGAGAGCCTCTACGGCCTGAATGGTGAACTCGTCTGGACGCAGATGGAGAAGGACCGCAAGCCGCGAGACTTTGAGATCCGCCTCGCCGCTGTCGATGCCTGCCCGAAGGTGTACTTCGCCTTCAAAGACTTCGACGGAGAGATGATCTGCGCGGCCACGCATATCGAAGAGCGCGAGTGGCATCGCGGGAGCGGCTGGTTCAAATGGCTGTCGGTGTTCTATCCGCGCAAAATCAGGCGTGACCTGTCCATCGAATTCAGCAAAGAAACCGGGCGTAGGAAGGGTTCATGGAAGGGCGGGACTATGGGCCACAGCATCGACTTGGCGACGCCTGACGAACTGCACGGCGCAGCGTTCCGCCGCTATTGCGGCGAGCATGAAATGCTGTTCCTGCGAGAACTGAAAGAGGCCGAGTACATAAAACTCCTGCCGCCGAAACCTGAGCGCCAGCCGGATTCTGGTCAATGCGCAGTAGAAAAACCGGCCTGATGGCCCCTATTGCAAACAGGGATGCCGAGTGAGCGGATGGCCTGAACCTTTGGCGTTGACAGCCGCCACTAGGCTATCGAAGAAGCTGAACCCGCTCCAACTCGCCAAGATGTTCGGCTGGAAGGATGTGGATATGGCGCAGACGTACTACCGAGAAACCGCCGCCGATGTAGCTCAACTTTGGGCGGAGTTAAACAAGCATCCCGGATGGAGCCGCCATGTTGCAGCGCCGAGCGCAGTAATGCTATTTGGCGAACTGGCGCGTTTCTGCGACAAGCACAAGCCTACCGCCCCGCAGCCCACTCCCGCGCAATCCTGAGTGACCCTAGCGCCTCATCGCCTTCTCTAAGGAGGCCCGTAACTCCTCGATCAAAGCTTGATAGCGCGTTATCAAGGGCGGTTCTGTCGAAGGCGATTCCTTCAGCACTTCCGGCACCGGAGGCGGGCTGGGGCAGGATACGGCTACCGGGATTTCTGGAGTCGCGCAGCCCGACATAAGCAGCGTACAGACCATCAAGGTCGCGTTTAGCTTTGACCGCTTGAGCATCGGCTAGTTCCTTCCTCTGTTGATCGGCTTTCTCCTGCGCTACCTTGTCCTTCAGCGCCTTCCTGCCGAGGCTTTCCACCACGCCTAATTCGACCCTAGCGGCCTCCAGCTTCGGCGCGTAGTACCTGTGGGCCAGGACTCCACCCAATCCCACAAGCGCCGCGCAGATCGCTCCTACGAGCAGCAGGCGGGGCAGGAACAGGGGACTCATGCGCCAGCCGTGTAGGTCGTCCCGGTTGGCCCAAAATGGGCGGTCAGAGTCTCCCTGCGCAGCATCGGGTCTGCCGAAATATGCACCCAAGTCCACTCATGGATGAGCTGGTCAAAATACAGCCCTGAAGCGTCAAGTTTCCTGACAATCTGCAATGGCGTTCCAAAGCCAGGGCAGATGAAATCGGCAGCGTAGCCGCTCATATGGGCAGACTTTGGAGATCCGCCAACTGCCTTGTTGACGGCGGGAGACCTATAACCAGAATTGATGTGCATCGGGTAGCCGAGAATCGTCCTGATTTTCTCCAAGAGCGGCGCAAGGCTTTCGGTCATGTTTACCAACGATTCTTTGTCTGGCGTGTTGTCCATAGGTTGCCGCGTGATGGTCAACTCTTCCAGCGTGAAATGGGGAGACAGGTTCATTTCGCCTCGCACTGCACGTTGGCAAGGATCAACCCGTCCTGCGATGCAACGGGCTGGAGGATGCAGCGGCCCTGAAAGCCAACCGGCGCGGGGGCCGTAGCGCAAGACGCTACGAACGCAGCAATCCCGAGAACGGGGAAAATCCTCCCCAATTTAGGCACGATCAAGCTTGTTTTTGGCATGGTCATCCTTTATGGAACATGTGAACGATTGCGCAAACGTTGGATGCCGCCCAGCCCATGAACATCCCGCCCATCCACGGAGCGCCTTCGAAGAAACTCGACACGCCTGCAACAAAATAAATGAACGTGACCACCATCCACATGTTCTCGCTCACGAGTACCTCTTCTTCAGGAAGCGCAGGGAGACCGCCATTAAGTCGTATCTGCCGTCCTCAACCTCATTTTTCATCACGATCTGGCGCGGCGCTTCGTTGCCCTGCGGCCCGAGATAGGTCTCGTCGTGCAGGTAGCACGTTCCGCACATCAGCCCAATGCGCTGCGTCTGCGGGTGGTAGGCGACATCCATTTTCTGAACGTGGCCCATCGTGGCCGAACATCCCCGCGCCTTCAGCAATGCCGCTGCGCTGGATACCGGGCGACCCATCGTCCCGGAGATAAAAAAGTGGGAATACTCCACGCCATCAATTTCCACCACCTCTAGGAACGGGTGAACGTCCCAGCCGCGATCCTCAAATTGCAGGTCGCTCATCAGCAACTTCCCGTCCAGCATCGCGTCTAACTCTGTAGCGCGTTCAATCCGCTGCTCGTGGTTGCCGAGCGTGATGTGCTTCTCAGGGTTGTAGGCAGTCTCAGGATTCGCCCGGTTGTAATCCTCAAGCACCCGCTCAAACCGCATTAGCGAGTCGTTGGCCGCGTCGATGTCCTTGACGTACCGCCGCCCCTCGTATGACCGCTTCCCCTTGTCGTAGCTGGAGAGCGACGGCATATCCGCCCAATCCCCGATTTGCACGATTACATCGGGGCGCTTCTCAAGGGCGTAGTTCGCTATCCATTCAAGGTGGTCGTTGCTGACTCCCGGCTTCGCCTGAATGTCCGGTATGACCATGTGCGACCGTCCCAGCTTCTCGCGGATCACGGGGCGGAACTCGCGGGGCTTTGCTGGCCTGAGTCCTTCCAACCTGCCCCGGTCTAGGCGGTTCTTGAAAGTCATGTAAGGAACGCCGATTGATGCTGCCGCGTCCTTTATCTGGTCGAAGTGTTCTGCTACGTCTACCGCTTGCTGCATCGCTGAAACGGACAGGCGTGGAGTGGGCATTTAGACAAACGTCTTAGGGTCGAATCCATGCAGTTTGCAGACACCAGCCGCAAGCCTGCGGAACTCGGCGTTATGCTCGACGTTCGCTGTGTATGTCTTGGTGACAGCCTGCCGAGCGTGGATCATTTCGTGGGCCATCACGACAATCAGACTGTGCGTGTGGCCGATGCGTTTGGAGGAAACGCGGATAACGTGGTCGGTCGTGCCTTTGTAGGTCGTGTGATCGCCTTCCCGGTCTTTCAGGAGGATCACGCAGAACTCGACCTCCTCGCCGCAGGGGAGTTTCCAGCGATTGAACGGAGGGCAGGAGCGGAGGAACTCATACGCCGCCTCAAGGATCAAAGGCGTAAGCGGCAGGCTCAATTCGCTGCCTCCTGCTCTATCGTCAGGCTGTCGCCGTAGATGTAAACGTCTTTCCCCTCGGGGAACGATAGGAGCAGGCAGTTGGCCTCCGGGACATACGCCGCAGCGATCAGCGGCTTGTCCACTACAGAGGCGAGGATGTCTACCGCTTTATCAAGATCCACTTTGGACGATGCCGGGGGCCGTCTTATCCGGGTCTTCGGGGATCTTCACGCCGACCTTTTGCTCAAAGTACTGCTCCGCAATGAAGATCGCCCGCGACCCCATGTGCCCTGTGATGGCGACAGAGGCTGCGGTCAACCACTCGTTCACACCGTAGCCTTTGCAGATCCAGAACGTAATCAACCCGACAAAGGCTGAAACGAGGACTTCTCCTATCAACTCCATCACGTTGAACGCCCGCGCCTTCCCTGTCTTGACCTTCTGGTAGAAGTTCGCCACCCCGCCTAAAGCGGCTATGACGATCATCCACAGGGTCGGGACGAGGGCTTTCAGGGAGAACGGATCGGCGGCTTCGATGGCCCCCTTGACTGCTTCGACTTCAGGCGTTGGCACGTTCACTTCCTTTTCTGTTAGTATTTTTGAATGCGATACCTGCTCATCTTCCTGCTTGCCGCTTGCACACCACAGGCTGAAGAAAAGCCGCCCTGCCCTGCCGGGACGCTCACCATGATTTCCGGCAAGTACATCTGCGCCCAAGGCGACTAAGCCTTGACCTCGATCTTCGAAACGCCGTCAACGGAACTGCTGGAAGTCGTGTAGCCCGTCGCCGCAGCCGTCCCCGCGTCGTTCCCAACCTTGTAGTAGGCGGAACATCCGGTCTGCGCTGCGGTGCGCCGGGAGGCCGTATCGTTCGCATCGTTCATGTAGAACGACACAACTAGCGAATCCCCAGCGGCAACGGTCAGGTTCGCCG